AAATTATATAAATAGGAAAACCCCAGTTAAAATTATTTGTAAAAAACATGGCATTTTTGAACAAATACCATATTTACATTTAAAAGGTGGTAATTGTTATAAATGTTTTGCTACAAACATGTGTGAATCTACAAATGACTTTATAGAAAGAGCAAAAAAAATACACGGTGATACTTACGATTATTCATTAGTTGAATATGAAAATGTTACAAAAAAACTAAAAATAATATGTAAAGAGCACGGTATATTTTTACAAAATGCTAGTTCACATTTAAGAGGCAGGGTGTGTCCTATTTGTAAAAATTCAAAAGGTGAAGAAAGAATTTCAATATTTCTAAAAAATGAAAATATAAATTTTGAAAGAGAAAAAAGATTTTATGATTGTAGAAATATCCTTCCTTTACCATTTGATTTTTTTCTTCCTGAATTAAATACATGTATAGAATTTGATGGTGCCCAACACTTTAGGCAAAATACCGATTTTTTCACTGAAAATCTAATAGAAATAAAAAAACGAGATGAAATAAAAAATATATACTGTAAGGAAAATAATATTATATTACACCGAATTAGTTACAAAAATCTTAATGTGGTTGAGAAAAAATTAAAAAAAATATTTAAATGAAAGTATTTAAATATAGTAGATATTCGTTTCTTAATAACGCCGAACTACTACTAGAAGGTAGTGAATTTCTTCAGTACCAATTTGGTCTGGAGCCAATGGGAACGCAGGGTGGTGGTGGAAATTTTGCTTTTGCGCAAGACCCAAGTTCATCTTACTATAACTATCAGGACAGCCCTTACGTAGACTTCTATGCGCGTCAATCAGGGTTAGTTGCTAACTTGAATCAAATTACAAATAATGTTCGTGGTCAATCTGATTTAATTTATAAAGATACTAACGCGTTTCTTGAAGATATTAATTTATATAAAAATCTTAGAATTCTTAGAATATTTGAAAATAATAACTTAAAAGTTGACATATTTATATCTTTTGATTATGATAATAATGAATATTTCGGAGCATTTAAAAATTTTAATGGCTTATCAAAACCTAAATTTGAATCAGAGATATTTTACGAACCAGAACTTCAATATAGATTCGACGGTGCGTACAAAATTAAATTGAGCAATTTCTTTTATAAAAAATTGGAAAAATGGTTTATTCCTGAAAAAGGATTTTATAAAAACATGAAACCAGATAATAGAGTAAAAGATAATATGGGCAAATTATATGAAATGAGAGAAGAGCAAGTTGTTGACGTTCTTGGATATAATATGAATAATGATAATAAACCTTTTGTAATAATTAAAGTTAAAGATAAAACATATCACATTGAAAATAACGACTATTATTATTTCAAATGGAGATTTGAAAAATTGAATTGAAAATATTTATAATCTGACAAAGATGAAAATGTTTAATTTATATATAATTATTATGGAAAATTTAACCTATTTTAATTTTATTAAAAATGAATTAATTAAAAGTAATAATCATTTAAATATGTTTTTAATATAAACAAATCATCAGATTCAATTAAACTTGAGATACAATTAATAAAAAATAAATATTCAGACCCAAAATTTCCAAATTATGACGCGCGTTCTACAACATTTTGCAATATCAGAAATAAAAATATAACTTTTTCATCTTAATCATATATAATCAATATGATTATAAAGTCTATTTCACTCAAAAATTTCAAATCATTTGGAAATAATAAACAATCCGTAACCTTTAATACGACTACGGGAGATTTAATTCTTTTATCTGGTCGAAATGCAGCTGGAAAAACAAGTTTCCAGCAATCTTTTGATTTTTCATTATTTGGAATTGTCAGAGGAAAAAATAGTAAAAGAGTTCCACAATCTATACTTCCAAATAGAATCAATAAAAATCTTGAAACTGAAATTGAATTCATCAATAATCTCTCAAATACTATTAAAATTCAAAGAAATTTAGAACCAACTAGTGCTAAAATTTTTATAAATGACTCAGACGAAACTAAAAAATTCAAAAATTATAAAAAAGAAGAAAGAGACCAAATAATAGGGTTTGATTTTGAGACATATAAAAGTTTTATATCTATGTCTGTATCTGACTTTGCCAATTTTATTGACCTCACACCAGAAGAAAAGAGAAATATAATCAATAAACTCTTTAATTTGCAAGACTTAGATAATTATCTTACATTAACTAATGGCTTAATAAAACAAGCAAATGAAGAAATATTAAAATATAAAACAATTACCGACACCAATAAAGAAACTATTCTAACTCTGAATCAAAATATCATAACTATCAAAAGAACCGGTATTTTAGATAAAGAAAAAGAAATAAAAGTACTTGAAATTGAAAAAAATTCCAAAAAAGAACCTTATCTAAAACTAAAAAATGACATAGTATTATTTAACGCAAAACTTTTAAATATAGAAAATCAAAAACAAGACATAGAAAATCAAAAAGACATAGTCAATAATGAAATTTTAGAAATAAAAGTAGAAATTAAAATCATTGAAGAAAAATTAAGAATTTATGAGTCAGGCATTTGTCCTGTGTGTAATACTAATTTAAAGGATAAAAACCACTTACATGATTTAAGTGACATTAATTCAGAATATGAAAAATACAAAGAAAAACTTCATAATACAGAGAATTCAAGAAATGATTTAATTTTAAAATTAACTCAGATATCAAATCAAAGAAGTTCGGCGCAAAAACAAAAAAACAATACCCACATTGAACTTAATAATTTAATGTATGAATTAAAACTTTTAGTAAAAAAAATTGCTGAATTAAAAAGCACAAAAGATAATATATCTATAGATGAACTAACTAAAAATATAGATGAGCTTAAAAAGAAAAATGAAGAAAATTTTAATAAAATTATCTATCTAAAAAGTAATATACAGATTTATGAAGAATTGAAAGAAATTTTCTCTACAAAAGGAGTTCGGAAAAATATCATCAAAAATATAATTAAGCCTATCAATGTTTATTTAAAAGATATTTTAGATGAATTAAAATCGCCTTATAGTATAAAGATAGACGGGGAATTTAATGTCAATATCTACGAAAGGTTAACTAATGAAGTTCATCCTGAGAGTTTATCCATGGGCGAATCCAAAAAAATTAATATTGCCATTGCCTTATCATATCTAAAATTAATATTAAAATTTAGAAAATTAAATATCTTATTTTTAGATGAAGTATTCTCAAGCATGGAGCCAGAAAATGTTGAACTTGCTTTGAAGGTGCTTAAAAATTTCACAAGAGAATTTAATTTAAATATAATTGTTTTGGACCCAAAAGTATATTTTACTGATACTTCTACGTTTGGATATAATCACTTCGATAGAATTATCAATATTTACAAAAAAATGTCATTTTCTACAATTGAAGAAGAAATTATCTAATGCTTTAATTATCCGCATATCAATGCGAGTTGATGTAAATAAAGATTTACATCTACTATTATTCATATAATTAAAAAGTTCTGTAAAATTATTAGCCTCTTTCATATTTTTTGAAATGAAAAATTCATCATAAATAATTAATGATGGCTTCAAACTATATAATTGTTGTATAAAATCTGATTGAAAAGAAAAAAAGCTTACATAATTTGAGTTTATAAACTCTATATCATTCTTACGAATTTTTTCAATCAAATAAGGTAAATCATTTACCAATTTGCTTTTACTGTTATCAATATATTTGCCTATATCACAAATAAATACTATATCTTGATCATTATTATAATTTACAAAGTATTCTATATATGCGGATAATAAAAAACTCTTACCTATTTGTCTAGGCCAAAAAATAAATGAATTATCATGCTTTATTAATTTATTAAACGCATATAATTGATAGTCTCTAAGTTTCATTAAATAAATTTATAATTGCCTTAATACCATTGTTATTTATCTTTCTCGTTCCAATTCCAGTAAACTTATCAGTTAAAACTGGCGTACCTTCAAAAATTTCAAATTTTTCACTCTCATAATCAAAATAATACCATTGATTATCATTTTGCTCAAATACATAAACAGGTTTTTTATTGTCAATTGCTATTTGTACTGCCCAACCAGTTCCACCATTAACTTCATCTATACCGTTAAAGATTCCAACAGCAAAAATAGCATCGGATGATTTAACTTGATAGTAATCTCTTGAAATTAAATTTTTCACATAAGATGAAATATTATATATGTTTCTATTTAATTTTTTATTAGCAATTTCTATATGTTTGAAGCCGTCTTCCAATTGCTTTTTTGATAAAACCTTTAAATTAGATGATTTTGTATTATGTTCAACAAAAGAATATGCAACAACATTAACGCCATGTTTAATTGACTCGGCTTCAAAAATACTGTCGCTACCTATCGCTCCACCACTATAACAAATCATTTCTTTTGATCTTTCTTTATTAAATATTCAACATACTGTGATTTTGTCATATCTTTACCTTTAAGATAGTCAGTCAAAATATCATCAATTTCAGCATTTATAGATAATGACAAATTTTCTTTTTTGTTTTTAACTTTCGGCCTACCTATTTTTTTCATATCAATATATATTCTATTGTATTATTAAAGTTTGAAAAATGGCAAAAAACGGTATTTTTTAATTTATATATACAAATAAAAGGAAAACAAAATGAAAACAAAAAGAAAAGTGGTTTTCACACTTGAACCAGAGATCATACATTTTTTAGAAGAAAATTTTGAAAATAAATCAAAATATATAGAATATCTGATTTATAAAGATATGAAAGAACACAATTTAGTTGAAAAAGAAATAATTTTTTATGATAATCACTAATAAAGATGAAATTGATAAGTTGTGTTTTGGATCTCATACAAAAATTTTAGTTGAATGTGATGTCTGTCATAAACAAAGTTATAAACCATATAGGCAATATCTAATTTCTTGTAAAAATGGAAATTTTTATTGTTGCTCACCAATTTGTGCACAAGTTAAAAATAAAAAAACAAATAATGAAAAATATGGATGTGAAAATGTATTTCAATAAAAAGAAATCAAAGATAAAATCATAGAAACAAATAATGAAAAATATAATGTGGATTATCCTAGTCAATCAGAGGATATAAGGAAAAAAATAATACAATCAAATATAACAAATTTTGGTCAGAAGTTTTGCTGTTGGCTATTGTAGGACTTTGGGATGTTGACCAGCAGCTTAACCGGGGGTTTGCAGTTAACCCAAAGAAAGTCACTTTTGTGACTTCTTAAAATGTTTGATAGAATTTTCTATAAAATTCCATTCAAATATGAGCTGTTAATTATGGAACTAATACCGAATACTTAATAGATACAACAGAGGGTGGATATGTTTGGCGCAGAGAAACTTTATTAGAATTGGTACCTGATTATGAATTAGCAGCAATGAAATATAATTTATAAAAAGTTTTTTTTAAC